CACGCATTTTACGTGTAAGTTTTGCAATCCTAGCCTGAACACCTTTACTATAATCTTCAAGTTGTTCGTCTTCTTTCTTTGGTTCTTCTTGTTTCGTTTCTACTGGTTCTTCGCTTGGGGCTTCTGCTTCTTCTTGTTTCGGCGCTTCGGTTTCAACAACCGATTCGTCTTTTTGTTCCTCTAGATTAATCTCAGCACCTTCGCCGGATGTATCTAGATCAACCATTTTTTCTTCTTTAGTTGGCATAGTTTCCTCCTATGATATTAATATTCATGCAAGATATCCTCTGGATTCTTGATGGTTGCTAAAACTTCGTCGTCGTTTAGCAGACGTATCTCTCCACCTTCTATCTTTATTCTTGATCCAGCATAACGGGCAAACATTACCCATTCCCCTTCCTTGCACCAAGGACCATCAGCATAACGCTCTTTGTCCTTGTAACAATCTGGACCCATTCTTAAAACTAAACCACACTGCGACGCTACTTGTTGTCTCTCTAAGGTTGTTTCAGCAAGAATAACTCCGCCTTTTGTTTTCTCTTTCATTTTGAAAGGTAAAACTAACATCCTCCAACCAGTCGGTTGTGGTAGTTTATTTGAATCTTCTTTTGATAAATTTTTTTCTTTTTTGACTCCTACCAATTCTTTATTCGGTAGTTTTATTGTTGATTTCGATGACTGTTCCATGTTGCTCCTTATCTTCTAGCAGGTTAGAGAGTTCCTGTTTAGTTGCCTCTAGGGCTGTTATTTGTCCTATTATATAGTTATATTTTTCCATATTGTCAATGCCTCCGGACGTTACGGCTATTGATAATTCTTCTGTTCGTTTATTTAAATACCTAAGTAGACGATTTATTACTGTTTCTAATTGCATCTTTACCTTTCTTTGCTATTTGCACTACTTCATTTTTACCCATAACTTTGGCTCTTTGCTCCATCACTGTAAGTATTTGTATCTTTCGTGCAAATGGTTTGTTTACATTTTTTACTTTTCTAACAGTCGCTCTTGCATCTGCAGGTGTTGCAAACTTTATTTTGACTGTATCTCTTGGGTTTTCATCTGTGTAGAGTCTTCTACCAGAACCTTTAGGCTTTTTTCCCGTTCCCTTTTTTGGATCCATTTATAACTCCTTTTAATGTTTTAGCTTGTTTAGCATGTGTTTTAGATGCTTTTGTCAAACCTTTAATTACTTTTTTAATCTTTTGTTTCTTTAACATTTCCATCTCCTTCTTGCCTGACGAAGACGTGAGTTCGGATCTTTTGCTGCTTTAGGGAATTTTTTCATTTGTCCTAGTGATCTTGCACAGAAAGATTTTCTGCGTTTGGCAGCTTTTGATCCTGGCTTCACTTTTCCAGTCACGGCTGTTTTTAGTTTAGAACCGGGATTATCTCTTCTATATCGGGCGACACCGGCTTTTGTCATCCCTGCTCCAGACTTTGTAGATCTGAAATACTTTTTAGTTTTTGGGGGTTGTCTATCTTGTCTTCTCACTATCTCATTCCCATTCTTCTACCCATAAATCCACCCATCATAGCTTTCTTTCTTTTTGCAAATGTTGCTGCTCTTGATGGTGTTGGTCCTGTATTAGCTTTAGCTTGTTTTCTTCTTACGGCACCCGCACGCTGCCCTTTGGACATCGCTCTTGCTTTCGCAATGGGCACGCATTTTGGATAATTTTTTCTTTTTTCTCCACCAGATCTTCCACACTTCGGGTATGAGCCGTCCGATTTTTTGTTTGCAATATCGACCCAGTTCTCCTTTACCCATGCTCGCAATCCTTTTTTTGCCATTATCTAATCTCGCAGCCTCTGCCTCTTTTTGCAGCGCCTCCACTACTAAAAGAAACTCTACCACCAGAAGCTTTTTTCTTTTTACCACCTGGTTTTATTTTACCTGAGCATACTCCTGATGCATACATGTTAGCATATGCTGAGGGGTACACAGCGAATTTTCGCTTGGCTGCAGCTTTTCCTTTCGGACAAAGTTTTGCCATTACATTACCTTCTTTTTCATTTTTTTCTTTTTGCCACCAGGTTTTTTAATTACACCTTTTGCAATTAAAATATCCTTTTGAGTAACTTTACCATCACCAGACATATCTGGAAAACTACCTTTTTTCATCATAGGTCGTTTCATCATACCGCCACCCATTTTATTAACACGTCCACCTTTCATGTATCCTTTAGGTGAAACTTGTTTGTTGTACAGTCTATTAACCATTTTTTGCTCCTTCTATTTTTTTATTTAACCATGGAAATTTTCCATCTGGAAATTTTTTTATCATATAATCGTATCCTTTTAAATACCATTCTTTTGCTTCTTGTAATTGTTCAGGGGTTCCTCTATTTAACTTAAAATTGAGCGTATAATCATCAGTGCATGCAAATTTAGGATACATCTTTCTAAGGTTTTCAAATATAAAGCTGTCTGTTCTCACCCTCATATCTCTAGATAAGGTAAATAAATGACCCACACAAATAGCTACATTTCTAGGTAGACAGAAAGATTGACCGTCTACAAACTCAAAGGGGTTATCATCTCCAATAGAAGTATAGACAGGATAAAAACCAATGCTTTCAAAAATATCCTTTGTTATAAACTTACCCTCCCAATCCCAAATTTTTCTTAAAGTAAAAGTCCAAAAAGCATTCTTTTCTTTAAATGTTTTGTAGGTTAGTTCAGCATGGTTAGGTTCAAACCAATCTCCAGATCCAATAGGTTGCCATAGATCATAGTTGATAGAATAGATAGCAGCAGAGGTTAAAGACTCAGGTCGCCCTCCTGAAACTCTGTTAGTAACTCTTTCTGGAAATTTATAATGAGTTACGTTTTTTGGTTTAAGATGTTTTAATATTTTTTCTATACTTTCATGACCTTCTTCTGTGTCTGTGCCTATGGTCATTTTACAATTTTCATAAGTTTGTCTTTGCACGCTTTCTATCGTTGTAACAACAGACTCCTCTCCTTTTGTGGGTAACCAAAAATTAAACAATGGTTTCATGTGATATCCTTTCATAGTTATATTCAGTAGGTTGTAGATAAACTGCTTTTTTAACAAACCCTAGTAATTTAGTCGGGTTTTTACTATATCCATTTTCATCATAACAATTAGGATCATGCATAAAATATTTTCCAACTTCTTCATAACCAAAGCCAACTTCTTTTGCCTCTGGAGTGCATAGCCTTCCATCTACATGTTCTTCCGTAAACATATCGTTAGGACCTACTTTACCTGTTTGGAATCCAGACGAAGCTCCATCTTTTATATTATTAGGTCGGTGTTCAAGTGTTAAAGCTTGACCATTTAACATACCCATTTTTAAACCAATACCTAAACAAACATATGTAAATACACTTTCTGTGCAATGTGTTCTAAATATGTCTGGCATAAATCTGCCGTAAGCATCTCTAATTCTATAATCAAAAATAAAAAAGTGAGCATTAAAACTTTCACCTATTTTAAATTCTATATCTTGTCCTTTTAAAGAAAGTCTATTGTAGTGTTTTATACTTTGATGAAAACAATCTTCGTTTACAAAAGCTGCTGATAATCCATAATTTTTTGATTTATGAAAATCTAAAAGTTTTTTTAAAGTATCTGTATTGCCATTCATACCTACATCAGATGCACAATAAAGATAATATTTATAATCAGGAAACACCTGACAAGCTTTGTTAAACGTTATATTTACAGGTGCTATATCATAGATAAAATTAATTTTAGCTTTACCTTTGTATCTTTCTATAATTTGATTCTTAACAGAATTAACATTGCAAGCTGATATACAAATATCAAAAAAATCTCCTTCTTGTTTAAGAAGGTCATCAATATTTTTAAACCACATCTCTGTGTTTAGGTTTTTCAATCCGCAAAGATTGTAAACCACTAATAGTTCTTTCTTCACTTTTTACCGTTTCTAAATATTTGTGTACCCTTTATACCAAAAATACTTGCCACAACTAAAATCCATAGGTTTGTAAACCAAGAAGGAAGCGATTGGAAATATTCAAAAAATAATTTTACCTTCTCCATTGCTTCAGGGTCGTCTGACATGACTGCCCACATTAACACAATGATGGGCGCCGAAATAATTATCAAAACAAATTCATCCTTATAGTCGTTTTGCCTAGCCTCAAGAAGTTTGCCCTGGTAAGCTTCCTCACCCCGAGCCATTTTCTCTGCATGCATGAGTTGGGCATCCGACATAGCCATTTTTGTCTTTTGACGGTTGGCATATATCTTACTTCCAGCTTGCAAAGCGATTTTTGCTAAACTGAACCAAGCCATTAGTACGCCTTTGATTTTCTTTTCTTTTCAGGCAGCATTCTTTTTTGTCCTGGTATGTCCATTTCAGGTCCACCCGTGCCAATAAAGTTATATGCTTTGTCAGCTGTTGTTTTAGATCTAGGATCTATCTCAACTTGCTGCTCACCAACTTTAACTTCCTTGATTTTATCTAGTTTTTCCATCTTAGCTCCTTTTTTTCTTAATCCCGGCTTCTGAAAGTGCAATAGCGATAGCTTGTTTACGGCTTTTTACTTTTTTATCACTTCCACCGATGTTGAGTTTACCTTTTTTAAACTCCTTCATCACCTTCTTAACCTTTTTTTGTTTTTTTGTCGACATTTTTAGTTTTCCTGCTTAATTATCACGCCTCCAGCGCCCATATCTTTAGCACTTGGTAGAGTTTTTGATAAAATTGTCTTTTCAATTGAAGTATTTGCTCTTAATTTTGCTAATTCTTCGTTTTGATCAAGTTTTTCGTCTTGATTTTGTTGATTCATCATTGTTCTCATTCTATCTAAATCAATTCTCTCTTCACCTTCTCTCTCTTTTCTCATATTTTCCGCTGCTCGAAGGTCTAACTCTCTTGCTCTCAACTTAGCGATAGGGTCATTATCAAATTGTGAGGTAATTTTCTTCTCCTCTTTCATAAATTCTTCCATCATCTCAGCAATTAGAACTGCTTTTCTAGCTTCAATTCTTTGTTGTAACTGTCTTGCTTGCATTTGCATCTGTGGATTTTGTTGAGCCATTTGTAACATCTGAGCTAGTTGTGGTAACTCTTCTTTAAACTCTAATTCTATCTGCTCTTGTGCCATCAGACTAATATGCTCAAAGATATTTTTTTCTAATGACGCCATAACTATAGGATTATTTCTAGCCATGTTAGTTGCCATGAAATTTAAGTGAGATGTTATGTGTGCTCTGTGATCTTGACCTGGAAAAGCTTGAAATGGTTTACCAGCTAAAGCATCAATGTGTTCTAATGCAGGATCCTTTGGCACGTTTGGTGCTGGTCTTGTTAAAATCATGTCTATATTTTTTACACCTAATGCTTCGTACATATTTCTATACGCTTGATACATGTTATGCATTTTTGGGTTGGATGTTGCCAGTTGCAGTTCCGTCTGAGCGAGGGAAATACGCTGTGTCTGAGAGAAAATGTTTGGATCTGCAACCGGCAATATATCTACTCTATCGTCAAAGTCCATTTGTTTTATCATCCTTTGACCGCCAACTACATCGTAGGGATATTGTTGTGGTAGATATAACTTGAAAACTCTTGCTAATAATTTGAACTCTTGTTTAAGAGCTGCATAAATTCTTTTGTGAATTGCAGACATTGTTCTGCTACCTCTTTCAAGAAGCGCAACTGTCGTACCCACTGCCGCTTGTTGATTACCCTCACCTACCTGCAAGTCTGCTATTGAAGCGAATCTTTGACCTGCTTGTACTACGACGCCCATAAGTGCTAATAAGGTTTGTGATGGTTCTTTAAAAGGAAGCATCATAAAAGAATCTCTGATGTTACCACCTGGTGCATCTACATCTCTAAATTCACCTGGCTGAATAGATTGTGCATCATCTCTAATTCTAATTCCTCTTTGTTTAAATCCTGCAGGTAAATTTGATAAAGTTCCTGCATCTAATAGTTGTCGTAATGCAGCCGTAGCTGTTCTTGATAATCCACCAATCATGTGTATTAAACCAAATCCATAAAAACCTAATCCTGGTAAAAATTTAAAATGCACAAAGTATTGTATTTTATTTCTTTTTGGATCGCCTATTTCAAAGTTTCTTCTGATTGATAAAATATTTCTTGAGTTTTCTTCTATAGTTACAATGTATGGAAGTTTAATTCCTGTTGGTTCATTGTCTTGACCTATATCTTCAAATCCTTCTAAATCTAAATTAACATGACACTCTAATAAATTAAATACATCTTCTTCTCTTGATCGAGTTGTTCCTTCTAATTCACGTTCTTTTTTCTCAACATCTGTTTCTTGTGTTGAACCTGGTTTTAATTCTATGTCTCTGTAGAAACCAGCAACTTGTTGTTTTCGTAATTCGTTCTCAGGCATTTTAACAACGTGAATAACAGCCTCTGCATCAGTAAGTGAAGTTGCTGTGTACGGCACAATTAA